CAGATGGACATTCTGCAAGCGCAGTGGGGTGCGGTCTGTGTGTTGTTTGGCGGCACTGAATTACGCATCTTCCTGTTCGCACCGCATGTCGGAACGGTAACCAGGATAGTGGAAGCGGTCAGGGATTTCCAGCGGCGGCTCGATAATTGGAAGGCCACCGGCGAGATCGATTTTTACCCGCCGTCGAGCAGCAAGGACGCGGATCGCATGTATCCGGAGGCCGAGGACATCGAGGTGGTGCTGCCGCCAACAGCCGAGGAACTTGTAGAAAAAATCAAGGCAGCACAGGCCGTGGCTTTGCAGGCCGAAACTGACCGCAGCAAAGCCGAGGCCGATCTTAAGGTGCTGATGGGGACGGCCACCACTGGCGTGATCGGAAACTATCGAGTGTCCTGGCCTATGCGTAGCTACGCTGCGAAGCCAGCCAAGGTCACCCCGGCCAAAGAAGCGTATTCAATCCGTCAATCTAATCTCTCAATCAAGGGACGCAAATGAGCAATATCACTACCCGCCAGGGGTTCGCACCCCAGACATTCGCCGAGTGCCGCCAGTTCGCGGAGGAGTTGGCATCATCCAGCCTGGTCCCCAAGCAGTACCAAGGCAAGAGTCAGGACATCTTGGTCTGCGTCCAATGGGGCATGGAACTCGGCCTCGCTCCCATGCAGGCGCTCCAGAACATCGCGGTCATCAACGGAAAGCCCAGCGTCTACGGTGACGCAGCGCTGGCGCTGGTCCAAGCTAGTCCAGTCTGCGAGGGTGTCGAGGAAACCATCGAGGGCGAAGGCACTGCCAATCCGGTGGCTATCTGCACCTGCCATAGGAAGAACCGCCAGCCGGTCACCGCAAGGTTCAGTGTCGAGGATGCCAAGCGCGCTGGCCTCTGGGGCAAGCAAGGCCCGTGGCAGGCGTACCCCAAGCGCATGCTACAGATGCGCGCCCGTGGCTTTGCGCTGCGCGATGCCTTCCCTGATGTCCTCAAGGGCTTGATCACCGCCGAGGAAGCGCATGACTACCCCTCAGAGCGTGATGTCTCGTCGGTCAAAGCCAACCCGCTGGATGCCATCGCAGCGCCAGTAGCGCCAGCAGAATTGATCTACAACATCCCGGCTGAGTCGGTCACCGCCGAGATGCTGGAGCAGACAGTTGAGCCGGAGCCGGTAGCGCAGACAGCCGAGGCACTCAAGGCTGAGTTTGAGGCGGCTGGCATCGAGGTGGTTGCGGTGGAAGTGATTGAGGAACTGCCGGAGACTATCCCTCGTCGCTATAAGCTTATGGTCCCAGGCAAGGCAGAGCCGCTCAACCAGTTCGATGATGCGCTAGACTTTATCAAGGCTTACGAAGACCTGGCCGAGCGTACTGCCCGGGCTGGCAAAGCACCGCACCGTGACCGCATGACCAAACTGCGGGAGTTGCGCGAGGCCAATCAGGATGCGCTTAAGTCTATTCCAATGATGCAGAGAACCATGCAAAATGCTGCGTATTCCCACCGCCTTGCTGCTCTGGGCGCGGCGATGAAGGAGGCTGGCGATGCAGGTTAGACACACAATCGAAGCGCTGACGCGGGAGCAGCTTGAGGAACTCATCGCGCACTACCACAAGCGCTGGCCGTCCACTGGTTACGGCACAAGCACCGGCACTATCAGCTATCGGCATGGCGATGATGTCTGGGTTTGCACAATGACACGCGAGGATAGCTGCGAATGAGACTTGGACTTTTTATGTTTTTTTGCATTTGTGGAATGTGGATGCATGGCGTAGGTAAGTTGATCGGATGGTGGTGAGTCTAATACGGGGGAAAGCGGATGCCGAGGAAGTTAGCGTTGCGATGACGCGACAGATCGGACGCAGCGAGTACCCCGCCCTTTTGGAGGTGACTGTGATACGGATGACAAGGCAGGTAGTTGAGGTGGTGGATGCCATGCGAAAGATCGGCAAGCCAACAACAGCAGATGAAATTGGAGTTGAGTTAGGACTGACGCGCCGAGAGAATGGCATGATCGGTGGCCGGTTACACAGCTACAAAGATAAAGGTCTAGTGATCAAGGTTGGAATAATCCCAGGGACCAGGGGTTGCGTAGGCCAGAAGACAATCTGGAAGTTGGATGAAGAGGTGGCTGCAACAATCTCTGGCGTGATGCTGATCAGGAAATCAAGCGGCACTGTGCCAAGTGGCTGGAAGCATGAAGCGCTGACAGAAGCAATGCGTGGCATGAACCATTCCGAGCATCTGCGCGACATGGTAGTCACAAAAAACATGGGGGCAGCATGACTAAAGACGAAGTACTGAAGCCGGAGCAAGAGCTTTTTGTGGTCAAGCACTACTCTTCTGATGAGCGCCCAACCATAAAAGGCAATGGCTTTGATGGACTTGAGATAGGCACTGATCGAGAGGATGCCGAGGAATTCATTGCATGGGTCAATGCTCGTATTTCCACCCCACCACAGCGCGAGCCGGAGCAAGAGCCGGTGGCGTGGATGCGTGAAGAGGAGGATTGCAGTGATTGTATTGTGTGGGAACAAACGGAAGAACACACAATTCCTCTCTACACCGCTCCACCAAAACGCAAGCCGCCCACGGCATAAAGGGGGAATGAATGAAATACAACCAAAAATTTCATGCCGTTATTTCAGCGATGCAGTCACTCAAGGTTGACAAGATGGCGTTGATTACCGGCAACATCGCGGCCAGGATGAATGAGTCTACTGAGCAAGTCGGACACTACCTGCAATCTATGGCGAAGCAGGGAATCATCAAGCGCAATGGCATGGTACTAGACTGGGCCAACAACACTAATGTAAAACAGATGAGGTGGAAGATTGCAAGCAACACGGACAACAAGGCCAGCGGGTCAGCCAGCACAATGCACCATGTGCAAGGAGATCAGACCGTCATCTGACTATCGCAAGACACGGTACGGGACATTAGCCAGCTGGTGTCGCAAGTGCGTGAATGAAGGCAGTCTGTTCAACTATCACAGGAGAAAATTAATTGGCCGCAAGAGGGTGGAGAAAGAGGCAGATCATGGATACAAGTTACATTCGCAGCCTGTCTCCTGACAGTATCGGTGGGCTGCTTAACCGGCACATAGAAGCAGCCTATCAAGCTGGATTAATCACCGGCTTTGCATGGGCATGCGGAGCCATGATCATAGGAGTATCGGCCGTCATCATTGTAATCAAGCAAGCATAGACTCCGCTGCTGTCTCAACCTCTGCCACCCTGCGTCCCCAGCCTTTGCCAAAGGTGGCCCAGGTTGGCAGAGCCTGCAAGAACTTGAGCCGCTTGGCCTGGTACATGTCTACGATATCAGCCGGGTCATGGGCCGCTACAGCCGCCAGCGTACCCTTTCCAATAGCGCCATCAGCCGCAGCGCCGACAACCTCCTGGAGCCACTTTGCTGCCCGTCCTGGGCCACTGTTGATGGCAGCGTCGAACACTACATAGTCAACGCCAGTGGGCAGGTCATCGCCATGCACCTTGTCCCAGTAGCTGCGCTTGTACAGCGGTCCAACATCAGACGGAGTCAGGGCGCGCATGGCCTTCTCATCCACCGGATGGCCGACGAACTCCTCCCAGACTTTCTTGGTGCAGCCCAGGTTGGTCATGCCGCCAGGATCAGCCGGATGGTTTACGAAGCCGCCCTCGTGGTGCAGCACCGCGGCCAGTGCCTTCTCAAAATTCTCTTTCATTTTTCTAGACTCTCCGTTACTTTGACTGCGGCAAGAATGCCAATGAAACCACCTACGATTGTGCTGAATGCTGGGCCAATGATGGGGAAGATATCCGAGTTATCAATCACGCTGTTAGGCATGAACAGGCCGTACAGCATGACTCCAACCATCGACAGCATAACGATAGACAGCGTCACGCTGACCAGGATAGTGACGAAGCAGATAGTTTTCTCTCTCACTTCTTCAGCCCATTGAGTTGACTCGACTTGTCCTTGCTGCCCTGGCTGCTGCCAAAGTAGAAACTCAGGACCTGCGTTGCCGCCGAGGTGATGAAGCCCAGGGCGAAGATGATGATGTTTTCTTGGGACTCAGGAACATCACGAAAGATCAACACCGCGATGAGAACGAACGCTAGGCCGACAGTACCGAGGGCGAGGATAGGCATGGTCAGTTTATCCAGCAGTGGCACATTGACGCTGGTAGCCAGTTCTACATGCGCCTTGCGAGCGCTGTCCCTGTCCTGGACCTCAAGCTTGAATGCTTCCAGGTCAATCTCGGCCAGCTTCTGTGCTGCCTGCGGATCGGACTGTATGGCCTGGGTGACGGCCTCCACGGTATCAGACACGCCAAGCTTCTCAGCTATTGCACGGACAGCCATGCCGCCCATAGGTCCGGCCACCACGGTAGCCAGCGCTGGCGCTGCGCTCTTAAGTAGATCAAGCAATAGGTCCATGCTCACCCTCTGTAGTAGATAGCCACAAACACAATGATCGCGCCGATTCCAAGCACAACAAAAATGCCAACTATGGTCAGCAACTCTTCCAACTCTTGCCTCTTGCGCGCAGCTATGTCTTTAGCCAGCCGTGCCTTACGAATCTTTTCCCGCGCAGCTTCATCCTGAGAGTTAACAATAAGCTGTCGTTCTTTGACTAACTCATGATAAAAATCCATTTCACCTTTGAGCGAAAAAAGATCGCGCAGCTCAGTCTCAGCCTGCTTGAGTTCCCTTCGTCTGCTCACAATGGTGAACGCTTGTGACAGCGCAGACTCTTGCGCTTTTGCTTGTTGTGGATCGTCAGATTTAGGTTGCGACTTTAGCTTCTCAACTTCATTTGCAGCCTTTTCAATCTCGCCTTGAGACTTGAAGAAATCAGAGAGTTCCTTGCCGCAGTCTCTGATCTCTCGGCCCATGTTGATTGCCTCTTTGACAAAGGCAACAGAGGTCTTAGCTACTGCAAATGCGGCTCCAATGGTAATTGGATCGAACATTCATTTAACCCCCTGTCTTTGTAACCAGGTGCAGCAACAGCAAGATG